CTTGTCCTGTACAAGAAATAGAAATGGAAGATGATTGGTGATATATAGTTATGATATCGTAACATTTTGTAATGACTAGTAAAGTAAAAACACTATTAAAAGTTGGATTACCACTCGTTATAGTAATCCAACTTATTTCAATTACAGTTTTATTGGCAAGACTCAACAGAGATAAAGCATTCTCATGTAAAACTGCTAGAGAGTATTTGGTGTGCAGACAAGTAGAACTACCATAATTAAAGTAGATATATAATAAAAACAAGTGAATGAAGCAAAGGTTAGAATGTTGAAGATGGAACCGATTAGAGTAAGATGTCGTAGTTGTGGTAAAGAAATTAAAGCTTGTGCAGGAAAGTCTGTATGTTGTGGATGTTCAAATATGACTACTATAAAAGGAAATGTAATATCTGCCGTTGATATGGCAAAGGTTATAATGTTGAATACTTATAACCCTGTTGATATTGATACTAGAAATAGTCTCACAGAATCCGAATTAGAATGGCAAGAAAAGAGAAACAAACGTAAAGTTCGTAAACTAGACTTTGAAGATAGATCTTTTAGATAGGACGTAGTATACAGTTCTCATCATAACGAGCATATTGAAAATCATCATCTTGTAGATTACCAAAACCAAGTCTCTTAGCAACCATTGCTCTTTGTCTTTGTCCAATAACTAAAGATGATTCTGTAAACCCTTCATCTATCTTTGGACCATGTGGTTTTGCTACAAGAACATCGCCTGGTTGTGGAGATAGTTCTGCCATACCCTCTGCAAGATGAGTGTATGTCATTTTCATAAAATCAAGAAGTATTTTCTTTCTTTCTTTTAAAGTAAATTGATTTGGTTGTTGAGTGTACTTTGCTTCATATCCAACTTCTGCAAGTCTTGTTTTTTCTTTATACTTAATTCTTTCTGCTAGTTCTGAAATGATATCTTCTAAATCATCTTCTTCATAATTATCTAGAAATTCTAACCATAGGTAACTCTTTTTTGTTTTGTATAGTATAATGAATGTAGAAATCATGATTGCTCCAGTAGAGCACATATATTGTTTTTCTTTAATTCTTTTTTCTTCTTGTGAGAAAACAGGACTTCTATCTCTATAACCAAGTTTCCTTAACAATCTTTCAAATTCTATCCTTTTTTTATCTTTTACTAACATAATTGGTATCAAATAACACTAAACACTTTTCTTGATATTATAGCATGGTAAATACTATTGACACAAGACAGTAACAATACTATACTAACTTTATGTCTAACTTACAACAACTTGTCCGTAATTTCCCATTATCGGATGTATCTTTTTCAAAAATAAAAAGCAACGAAGAGGTTCCTACTCAACCTTGGATAGGAGGTTTCTATACTAAAAAAGAAGTAGATGATCTCATCAAAGAAGCAGTTGCAGAAGCAAGACGAATTGATGAAGAGTCGATGCGTAAGCATAATCGTGATGCAACTGTCATCAGTATGATACTAGGGTTTACTACCTTGGCATTATTTATTGACGGATTGTTAAGAATTTTAGGAATCATTCCACCATTTATGAATATTGATGTTAATATATTAGATGACATTGCAAATAAAACAAAAGTCATTGTAGAAAATGATTTAGTTCAAGCAGGTTTAAACAAAATACCTAAATTATTAAAATGATTGTATTCCTTTCGTTATGTGTTATAATTACTATAACAATATATTTTATACTTAGATTTTTTAATCCACACAACTAAGGAGATAGAATGGGATTACCAGATATCACACAAAAGTACTTTGATAAAGTCGTTGCTTGGGATAGAAATCTTGCAAAGAGATTTCAAGAAAAATTTAATTTAACTGATTATCAAATGCTTTGCATAGCATTTGCAAAAGGATTCGTTATTGGAGCTATACTTCTTTGAACAATAATTATAAAATACATGAGTTTACTAATAATCTTGGATATGTTGATGAGAAAATACCTGATGATGTATACCAGATTATTTTAGATGAAATAGATATTGCTGCAGAAACAAAGATTGCACATAATAAAACGTTGGTTGGGAACATAGAAGAAGAATATTTGATGAATTTTAAAAATCAAATCAATATGTATAAAGTAGAAACTTATCTACGTGGTTTAGCAAGTATATACGAAAATAAATTTAAATACACTCAGAACATGGGAAATCAAACTATGTCTTTAGATGAGGGTACGTCCTTTGATCTTAGACTTAGAAATTGTTGGGTTAATTTTATGAAAAAGCATGAATTTAATCCAATTCATAATCATAGTGGTTTGTATAGTTTTAATATATTTGTTAAAATTCCTTATGATCTCAAAAAAGAATTTGATTCTCCAAGAACTCAAAATAAAAATCAGAAATTTCCTGGTTGCTTTGCTTTTTATTGTGGTAATGGTTTAGGTGAATTCGTACCTCATGTTATAGAGGCAGATAAAGAGTGGGAACAAGTTATTATATTATTCCCTTCTATAACACAGCATTGCGTATATCCCTTTTATACAAGCGATGATTACAGAATTACTGTTTCTGGAAATTTATATTTGAATCCCGTTACTAAATCATCAGTAAGTTACTATTGACAAATATTAGATCTTGGTCTATAATCAGAATGTAAACTGTTATAGAGCAATGACTCTCACAACTAAATTTAAAAAAGATATAAGCACTCTCCGTGCTGCAGCAAACAAAGAAATATTCTTGGATGTAAAACATCCGAAATTATATAAGAAAGTAAGAAGATATTACGAAGGATTACAATATATTGATTTATCGGGGGAAGACCCTGACGCAGACTATAATGCTGTGATAGAATGTATCATAGAGGACTTAAAACTATGATTGATGTATTATGCCAGAATGATCCATACAGGTATGTAAAAATGCCTGATCTCTTGGAGAATGGACAACCAGACTATCGCATTCAAAAGTGGAACAACCACAATGGATACAAGGACATGTATCTCTGCGATAATTTTATGCAGTTCAAAACTGCGATTGAAGATTTTGAATATACAAAATGGTTAGATCCTGCAGGAGTGCCTTGTTACGTACACGATGTCTAAAGTTGCTTTAATTACAGGTATTACAGGACAAGACGGATCATACCTTGCCGAACTTCTTTTAGAATTAAAATATGAAGTTCATGGTATAGTTCGTCGTTCCTCTTTGATTAATACTCATAGAATAGATAAGATCTATGAAGATATACATCTTCATTATGGAGATCTAACTGATGCTACTAATATGATTAGTGTTATTCAGAAGGTTCAACCAGATGAGATCTATAATCTTGGTGCTCAAAGTCATGTAAAAGTTTCTTTTGAATTACCAGAATATACAGGACAGGTTGATGGTCTTGGTACTCTTCGTATATTAGAAGCAGTTCGTCTTCTTGGTATGGAGAAAAAGACAAGAATATACCAAGCATCTACATCAGAACTATATGGTTTAGTGCAAGCAAATCCTCAAACAGAGACAACACCTTTTTATCCAAGATCTCCATACGGAGTTGCTAAGTTATATGGATACTGGATTATAAAGAATTATCGTGAAGCATATAATATGCATTGCAGTTCTGGAATTCTTTTTAATCATGAATCTCCACGCAGAGGAGAAACTTTTGTTACTCGTAAGATAACACAAGGTCTTTCAAGAATATCTGTTGGACTTCAAGATTGTCTTTATCTTGGTAATCTTAATGCTAAAAGAGATTGGGGTCATGCAAAAGACTTTGTAGAAGCAATGTATCTTATGCTTCAACAAGATGAACCTGATGATTATGTAATCGCAACTGGAGAACAACATTCAGTTCGTGAATTTGTAGATGAAGCAGCACCAATATTTGGTTTGAAGTTAGAGTGGATGGGAGAAGGTTTAGATGAGGTTGGTTATGATTGGAATACAAAGAGACCTGTTATTAAAGTTGATAAAAGATATTTTAGACCTGCTGAAGTAGAATCTCTTCTTGGAGATCCTACAAAAGCAAAAGAAAAGTTAGGTTGGGAACCTACAACAACATTCAAACAATTAGTTGAGGACATGTGCATCTATGGACAGTAATTCTAAAATCTTTGTTGCAGGACATAAAGGATTAGTTGGTTCTGCAATTGTTCGTAACCTTGAATCTAAGGGATATAATAATATTATTACGTTAAATCGTAGTCAACTCGATCTAACAAAAGAGAATGATGTTTATTGTTTCTTTATGATGGAACAACCTGAGTATGTCTTCAATGCAGCTGCCAAGGTTGGTGGTATTATGGGTAATAAAAATCATCCTGCAGATTTCATATATGAAAATTTAAGAATACAAAATAATATTATACATAATGCATATAAAGGAGGAGCAAAGAAACTTATATTTTTAGGATCATCATGCATCTATCCTAAGTTTCCTAATATTCCAATTACAGAAGATCAACTAATGACAAGTCCTCTTGAGGAATCTAATAGTGCATATGCAATAGCAAAGATTGCAGGTATGAGAATGTGCCAAGCATATAGACAACAATATGGATTTAATGCAATATCTCTAATGCCCACTAACTTATATGGTATTAATGATAATTTTGATTTAGAAAACTCTCATGTTTTACCCGCAATGATTAGAAAGTTTTATCAAGCAGATGAAAAAGTTACACTATGGGGAGATGGATCTGCAATGAGAGAATTTTTACATGTAGACGATCTTGCTGAAGCATGTTATGTTTGTATGCAAAAGTATGATGAAGAAGAACATATTAATATAGGAACAGGAGAAGATGTTTCTATTAAAGAACTTGCTGAAACTGTTGCTAAAGTTGTCGGTAATAAAAAAATAGAGTGGGATACATCTAAACCAAATGGTACACCACGAAAAGTACTAAATGTAGATAAGATAAAATCATTAGGTTGGGAACCAAAAATTGGTTTGGAAGAAGGTATTAGATCAACCTATGAATGGTTTCGTGTTTTATATGGGTATTTAAAAAAATGAAATATCATCTGTACGACGATCAACAAAGACATCAAGGAACTTTTGAGTCAATAGAAAAACTAAGAAATTTTCTATGTGATCGAAAGTATGATATAAGTTGTGATGCAGATTTGTCATGTACATTTGATTATATTAAACATATTAAATGGCATTTTGATATAGAAGAATGATTAACGAAAATAATATAGTTGATTTGTTTCCTACACCTTTGTATGTTGCAACTGATGTTCTAACAAAAGAAGAGAATCAAGAATTAATAGATCATATTATTTCAATACAAGATAAACAAGTTGGAAGGGGAAAAGAACTTTGGCACTCTGGGATAGGAAGTCCTAAAAATTCTTTTGGATTGGATATAAAAGATAAGCAATTTGATCTTATACTTAAACGTGCTCATTACCATGTGGAGCAATATACTAAGACTATAAAAGCTGATGTACGCATGGATTACATGAATAAAGAATGGTGGTGGAATCTTTATGAAGGACATAATTATCAAGAATATCATAATCATGTTCCTCACTTGTTTAGTGGAGTATATTATGCTAAAGTACCACCAGGATCTTCAGATATAAAATTTAGACATCCTGCATGGAGTCTTTATATCCCACATCAAAATCAAACTGCATATAATAGTGATGCTTGTAATTTTAAACTTTATGAAAGAGTTATGATAATTTTTCCATCTAGTCTTTTACATTGTGTTGCTTGTGGTCAAAACACTGAACCCAGAATATCTTTCTCATTTAATTATGGTTAACTATGCTATCTATTAATCGTCTTGGTAATTTAGGCAGACTTGCTAATCAAATGTTTCAGTATGCTTCTTTAAAAGGTATTGCTACTAATAGAGGTTACTCTTTTTGTGTACCTCCTAAAGATGCATTTGGATCTCAAGATGAATTGGTATCTCAATCTGATGTTACCATATATGATGTTTTTAAAAATGTAGAGAAAAATGAAATAGGATTTCAAAATAATCAAACTTTATGGGAAAGAATGCATCAGTTTGATGAGGAACTATTTGTTAATTGTCCTGATAATGTTGACCTAGTTGGATACTTCCAGACAGAAAAATATTTTAAACATATAGAAGATGATATAAGAAAAGATTTCAGTTTCTCAACAGACATCACGGAAACCTGTAAAGAGTTGTATGATAGTATTATAGGAGATAAAGAATCTATCTCTCTTCATATTAGGAGAGGAGATTATACTGTTAATCCTAATCATCCTACTCAATCTATAGAGTATTATGAAAAAGCACTAAGTAAATTTGATGCAAAGATTCCAGTAATTGTTTTTTCAGATGATCCATCATGGTGCCATCAACAAGAATTGTTTTCTGATGATAGGTTTATGATTTCTGATGAAAACACAACAGAGTTTGATTTGTGTCTGATGTCTCTTTGCACTTATCATATTATTGCTAATTCATCATTTTCATGGTGGGGTGCATGGTTAGCAAAGAGTCAAAAAATTATTGCACCTAAAAATTGGTTCGCTGCTGAATGCGGTAACAAAAGTATTCAAGATGTTCCTTTTGGTGATTTTACATTCTTATGAAAACAATTATTATTTCTTCTGACCATAATGGGGTAGAAGACAAACAACAATTAAAAACTTATCTGAAAGGAGAAGGATATAGAGTTATTGATATAGGTCCTTATACCCCAGAAGTTAGTGTAGATTATGTTGATTATGCTGCTCAGTTATCAACAATAGTTGGTAACAAAGAAGCAGATAGAGGTATTCTTATCTGTGGTACTGGAGTTGGGATGAGTATTGTTGCTAATCGTTTCTCTGGTGTTCGTGCTGTTCTTGCACATAATGAACTTACTGCTGTTAAATCAAGAGAACATAATGATTCAAATGTTCTTTGTTTAGGATCTTGGTTATCTTCTCAAATTGAAATGAGAGATATGTCTAAGATGTGGTTAGATGAAGCATGGGGAGAAGGAAGGCATGTTAAGAGAGTAGAAAAGATAGATGAACATAGTGGCATAGTTCTTACTAATGGTGTTTTTGATATTTTACATAAGGGACATATTGAACTTTTAAAATTTTCTAAAAATCAAGGAGATAAACTTATAGTTGCTATTGATTCTGATGAAAGAGTTAGACAATTAAAAGGAGAAGATAGACCAATTAATAATGAAGAGGATCGCAGAAAAGTATTAGAAACTAATAGGTATGTCGATTCTGTAGTTACTTTTAGTACATCAGAAGAACTTAAGAGTTTGTATGAAACTTTACGTCCTAATGTTGTTGTTAAAGGATCAGAATGGACTGCTGATGAATTAAGAAAAAGAGATTCTATACCAGATACAATACAAGTTAAGGTATATCCGTTGATTGGAGATTATTCAACTACTAATACAATGGAAAAAATTAGGAATATGGAATCATGCGAGAAGATCTAAAATTTTTAATAGTTGGAGATACTATAATTGATGAGGATATTTTTCTTATTGCATCAGGTATTTCTTTGGAGACTCCTACATTAAAAACTACTTATGATACAAATAAAGTTAAGTATGGTGGTGCAGCTAATGTCGCAAGACAATTGGCAGATTATGATTTAGATGTTACTTTTTTAACTTCTGTATCAAAAGAACATATTAATCCTATTAGTTCTACTGGAGCAAAGGTTCTTAATTTTTATCAAGGTAAAAACAATACTAAAACTAGGTATTGGGTATCTCATGGAGATTCTACATACAAATATCTTCAAATTAATAATGTAAATGATGAGAATGTTCATCCCTTAATTGATGTGGATTTATCTAAGTATGATATAGTTGCATTTTCCGATTATAGATGTGGGTTAATAACAGAATCATTTATTGATACATGTACAAATCTTGAATCTACTGAAACATATGCATCATCTCAGATATCAAGTAGAGAATCAAATTATTCTTTATATGAGGATGTAGATTATATTGTATGTAATGAAAAAGAATCTAAGTCAGTAGATAGGGATTATGATATCTGTATAACTAAAGGTAGTAAAGGATGTTCTTTGAATGGGACTGAATACCCTGTATTTGAACTTGAGAATATTGTCAGTACAATGGGAGCAGGAGATGCTTTCTATGCTGCTTTTTTGGCATCTGGAGATCCAGAGTTTGCGAATGCAGAAGCTTGTAATTTTATAGAAAGTCAGACGTATGTATAAAGCGATTGAAGATTGTCTGTTACTTAATAAAAGTATCAAAGATAATAATTTAGTCAAACTTACTTGGGGTAATGCTAGTGTTCTTTCTGAAGATGGGAAGTACATTACTATAAAACCTTCTGGTGTTGATTTCTCTAAACTGTCTTACAGTGAAATATGCATCATAGAACTTTATACAGGAAAACAAATATCAGGAAAGAAACCATCTGTAGATACTGCTATTCATTTAGAAATATACAAAGCATTTCCAGAGATAAAATCAATAATTCATAGTCATTCAAAGTTTGCTACCTCTTGGGCACAAGCAATGAAACCTATTCCTATATTAGGAACTACTCATGCTGATTATTTTTTATCAGATATTCCTTTAGCAAAAGAACTTGAGATTAATGATTTAGAACAATATGAAAAAAGTCTTGGACAATCTGTAGTGGATTACTTTCAAGAACAAAAAATTAATCCATTGAACATTCCTGCAATTCTTCTTCCTAAACATGGTGTTATGGTTTTCTCAGATTCACCTGACAGAACTCTAGAGTGTGCTATAGTATTAGAAGAGATTGCTGAAATGGCATACTATACTACTAATATAAATCGTAGTGTAACAGATGAATTTGATGAGTTCACTGAAGAACTCTATACTAAACATTTTGAAAGAAAAAATGGAATCAACAAATACTACGGACAATAGTTACGGTAGACAAGAATTACCTCCTGTCTTCAAATGCGAAGAGAAGAGAGATAAGTACTGGGGTTACATTACTACAGTGTTTGCTACTGATGACTTTACTTTGAAAGAAGTCTTCATGAAAGCTGGCACTCAGAGTAGTATGGAGTATCATGTAAGAAAGGATGAATATTATTATATTCAATCTGGTAAACTTAAAGTGGGAATGCGAATAGGTCGTGCGAAAAACAAATCCCTTATCCTTGAAAAGGGAGATGTGTTTCATATTCCACCAGGTTTAATGCATATGCGTATTGCATTAGAGGACACTATTGTGATAGAATGGTCAAACAAGGACGATGATACCGATTCAAACATCGTTGAAGACGGTAAAACTTATACTTTTATTGAAGACTAATGAATTATCTTTTTGCTGATACTGCCAATCTTGATGAGATTATAAAGGCAAATGATATGGGTGTTATACAAGGTGTAACTACAAACCCATCAATTATTGCGAAAGAACCAACAGGAAGTTTTGATAGTCTTATTGAAAAACTTGCTAGGTACTGTGGGAAAGAAGGTTTATCTTTAAGTGTAGAAGTTTTTGCTGAAGGTTACGAACCTATGGTAGAACAAGCTTCTGAGATATATGATAAATTTGTTGGTTACTGTCCAGAACTATATGTAAAGATTCCTGTTAGTGTTGATGGTCTAAAAGCAATCAAAACTTGTAGTAAAGCAGGAGTTAAAATTAATGCTACTATTTGTTATAGTGAACAACAATTAATACATTGTGCTTCTGCGGGTGCAAAGTATGTTTCATTATTCTACTGTCGTTTGAAACAACATGGTGGAGACGTAAAGAGAGCACTTAGAAGAACTAAACAATACATCAGAGAGAATGGTTTAGATACACAGATCATTGCAGGTAGTATTCGTACACAACAAGATGTATGTGATGCTTGGGATTATGGTGCAGATATTGTTACCACAGGTTTACCTGTAATAAATGAGATGATTCATCATCCTAAAACAAACGAATCTTATGATGGGTTTATGAAGGACTTTGCTGCATGGATAAAATAAAAACCTATGTAGTTGATATAGATAATACCATTTGTACGCAAACATTTGGCGATTATTCTAAAGCAAAACCTTATCAAGATCGAATTAATAAAATTAATGATCTATATGATAAAGGGCATAAGATAATATATTTCACAGCAAGGGGTATGGGTAGAACTAATGATGATCAAGTTTTATCCTATGCTTTTTGTTATGAAGAAACACATTACCAATTGACGGATTGGGGATGTAAATTTCATAGACTTATGTTAGGTAAACCTTTTGCTGATCATTATATTGATGATAAAGCAATTTCAGATGGAGATTTTTTTAAAGACTAATGACTACAAAATATGAACCATCATCTATAGATAATTTCCGTAAATTTATATCATATAAATTTAAAGATCCAGATGAAGTATCTGTTATATTTGATGTTGGATCTCTTCATTGTTTAGAATCTATAGAATTATCTAAAGTATATAAAAATGCACGTATCTATGCTTTTGAAGCAAATCCAGATTCTTATCAAGTTTGTTTAGAAAATACAAAAGATTATGATAATATAACTGTAATTAATAAAGCAGTACATGATCATGATGGAACATGTATTTTTAATGCAATTGATGCAGATAAAACTGAAACACCTTGGTTTGATGGTAACAGAGGTGCATCTAGTATTTTCAAATCGAATGGTGCTTATAATCACATAGAAAAGTATATTCAAAAAGAAATAGAGGTTCCTTGCATACAGTTAGGAACCTTTTGTAAAGAGAATAGTATTAACAACGTAGATGTAATGTGGATGGATCTTCAAGGTGCAGAACTTATTGCTTTAGAATCTATGGGAAAAGAATTATTAAGTACAGTACAAGTTATTCATACAGAACTTGAAACAACTCCAATCTATAAAAATCAATGTTTATTCCAAGATGTAAATCATTTTTTAAAAAATAATAATATGTATAGAGCAGAGGGAAATTATGCAGCTCAGTTTGGGCAAAACTTTATCTTTGTAAGAAAATGATGAAAGTATACTTTGGACAACCTTGGGGTGGTTTAGGAGACAATCTTCAATTCACAACTCTACCAAAACTATTCTCTGAAAAGGGAGTAGATTTTTTCATATCTCAACATAACACTTATAGAAATCCTGAAATATATGAATTTTGTTGGGCAAATAATCCTTATGTGAAAGGTATAGTTAGTAATGTAGCAAACGTTGGTTCGTGTGCTCCAGATCTTCAGAAAGGAAGAACTGATAATATTGTATCTGCTGCAGAGATACGTCATGGATTTTTAGGATCTGGTAGATATCCTGAGATATATTATGATGCTAAAACTTTAGATGAATATAAAGATAAAACTATCGTTGATTTATCTGCACACACTTTGTTAAAAAATAATGTTAACGAATTTTATGATGCAGACAAATTGTTTTCCCTTGTAGGAGAAAGAGTTCCAGAGGATGCTTTATTCGTTTCATTCAAAAAAGTAAATTCTCTTTCTTTATCTGGAGGGTTTCCTTTTGAGAATAATGAATTAGTAGTTGAAAATATCTTTCAGTATGCTAATATAATTAATAGTGCAAAGAGTTACTATTGTCTTTATTCTGGAGGAAACTCTATGGCAGCTGCTGTTAAATATAAAGAGCAGTCCAAAGTAGAATTAAATTGTTTCCTTCATGGGACAGTTCAAGAACATAAAGACAAAGGATTCTTTATTTTCGATAATGTAAATTACATTGAGGTTTAAGATGAAAATTTTGATACTAACTATCGCAACAAACAAATACATTCAATTTGTAGAAAGGTTGTATGACAATATTGCTGATAACTTTTTAAAAGGACATGATATGGAGTGTCTTTTGTTTACAGACCATGATGTAGAAGCATCAAGTAATGTTAAAGTGTCTAAGATAGAACATGAAGATTGGCCAATGCCAACTCTAAAGAGATATAATTATTTTGTAAAAGAAAAAGAATATATTTCTCAATTTGATTATTGTTATTATTTTGATATTGATATGGGAATTGTTGAAGATGTAGGAGATGAAGTGTTAAGTGATTTGGTGGGAACAATGCATCCATATCAAACATTTTCTCCTAAAGAACAAAGAACATATGATCGTAATCCAAATTGTTTGGCATGTGTAAAACCTGGTGAAGAAGGTAATTATTATTATGCAGGTGGTTTTAATGGTGGTTCTACAGAAAAATTTTTAGAAATGTCAGAAGTTATTGCTGATCGTGTTACTAAAGATCTTGAAAAAGGTATTATTGCTTTGTGGCATGATGAATCACATATGAATCGTTATATGATAGATAACCCTCCTTCATTAAGTTTGACACCTTCTTATTGTTTCGCAGAAGAACAAATGCAAAATCCAGACTATCCTTTTAAACCAAAAATTATTGCTTTAAAGAAAAATCATTCTGAACTTAGAACATGAAATTGAAACTTACTGATCTTCCAGTAGTTTATATCAACCTTGATGAACAGGAAGATAGAAAGGTAACTCTAGAAAAAAATTTAAAAAATCTAGGATTTAAAAATATTATTAGAGTATCTGGATTTAAAGATCCAAACGCAAATAGAGGATGTGCATATTCTCATGCACTTGCTTTAGAAGAAGTAGATGCTCCTTTTATAGTATTGGAGGATGATAGTGTGCCTCTTAATTTTATTGATGAAATAGAAATACCAGATGAGACAGATGCCCTTTATCTTGGAATATCATCTTGGGGACGTATGAATGGACACTCTGGTCCTTGTGTACAATGGGAGTATGCAGATCAAAGAACTGATTTGGTTAGAGTATGGAATATGTTAGCTGCACATGCAATTCTATATCTTAATTCGGAGTATGTAGATCTATGTAAAAGAATTGCATATCATGGATATTTAATTTCAGATCATCATGATATTGGGTTTGCTGATATTCAAAAATATTATGATGTGTATGCGTTTGATAATCCAATGTTTTATCAGACAAGTTCTAATGGAACTGATCAACCATTATCATCATACCCTAGTGTTAGAATAATGGGATATGATGAAAGATTTTGGCTACCTCTAGAAGTTAAAGAATGAAGATAGTTATTTGGGGACATAAATTACATTCTCATACTCATTCTTATATTCATTATGGATATTGGAGAGCAGCAGATTACTTAGGACATGAAGTATACTGGTATGATGATAAAGATGCTGTGCATGATGTAGATTTCTCAAATTCTATTTTTATAACAGAACATCAGGTTTGTAAAAATATACCTTTAAGAAAAGATTGTAAATATTTTATTCATAACTCTGATGAACCATTTAAATATGAAAAAAGACAAAAGTATGTTGGATATAAAGTTTATAATTTTGTACACGATTCAAAGCACTGGCATTATGGAGATAGTTATGTCTGGCCAAGTGTAGAAAACATAGGAGGAAGTTTTTATGAACATCCTACTAGAACTATTGTAACTAAATGGGCAACTGATTTACTACCCTCAGAAATTGATAAATGTCCAGTAGATCCTTATGATGAAGAAAAGGAAAATATATTTTTTGTAGGATCTATGCAAGGAGAGAACATAAGAAGGTTTGCTGATATTGTAAAATCAAAAGGAAAGAACTTTGTAAATGTTGGTGGATATAGTGGAAGATATTCTTTGTATGACGGAAATCCTCCTGATATAAACCAGAACATTGCAATGGTTAGAGACTCTTATATATCTTTTGATATTAGAGAGAAACCTTTTTTTGATATGGGTAAATATTATCCTTGTCGAATATTTAAAAGTATTAGTTATGGAAAATGGTGTGGAAGTAATATGCCAGCAATAAAAGATTTGTTTGGAGATCATGTTACATTTGACAATAACCTAGATACCCTCTATGATAGAGTTGTAGAAGATTATAAATCTTGTACAGAACAGAAGATGCGTGAAGCAATGAACTTCGTCCGTGATGAACATACATATGTTAATAGACTAAATGATCTACTAAAGTTATGATTAAAAAACTAAGAAGAACTAAAATAGAACCAAAACCAGTAATACCACCAAAACCAAAGTTGAGTGTTGTAACTGGTGGTGCAGGATTTATCGGATCAAATCTTGTAGAAAGATTACTAGAGAGAGGAGATCAAGTTGTAGTTATAGATAACGAATCTGCAAATACTCATGATGAAGTTTATTGGAATCCTAATGCTATGAATGTAAAGGGGGATATAACTGATTTTACTCTTTTAAAAAATGCATGTACAAATGCGGATTGCATTTATCATATGGCAGCAGATATTTCAATTCAATATTCTATAGAGAATCCAACTGAATCATATAAAAATAATGTTATTGGTACATTAAATGTTTTAGAAGTAGCAAGGGTATTAGGTATTAAGAAGGTGGTTTTTTCTTCTACTGCAGCAATTTATGGCAGTACATCTGAACCATGTGTAGAGACTGATAGACCTGATCCTTTAAATCCATATTCAGTATCTAAACTTGCAGGAGAAAACCTGATGAAGATGTATAATGATTTGTATGGTATGCAAACTGTATCTCTTAGGTATTTCAATGTATATGGTCCTCGTCAAGCACACAAGGGACAGTACGCTCCTGTTATAGGAATATTTCAAAAACAAAAATTTGAAGGTAAACCTTTAACTATCATTGGAGATGGAAACCAAACAAGAGATTTTATTCATGTTGCTGATGTAGCACATGCGAACATGATGGTTGCTGAGAGTGATGTAGTTGGTGTATTTAATGTTGGATCTGGTGTAGAGTATTCAGTTAATCAAATTGCAATGCTTACAAATAATTCTCATGGTACAACTACAATCCCTTCGAGAGAAGGAGAAGCAAGAAGAAGTCTTTCTGATAACACTAAACTTAAAGATATAGGTTGGCAACCTAGAATAGGATTGGAGGCATGGATCGCTAAACAATGACTAAAGTATTACATTTATCCCACCATTATGGTTGTCTTAAAGATCACCAATATGTGTGCGATAAACTTGGATTGGATTTAACAAACAAACTTTCTATATGGAATGATATTATAAAGAGAGATGTCTATCGTATTACCAAAGCGATAGCAGACTCTACTTGGAAAGAACATAAAGATTATTTTAATTCTTTTGATTTTATTATTACATCTGATACCGCACCTCTATCAAGAATATTCTTAGAGAATATTGATGAGTTTAAAGGACAGCTAATCGTATGGGTATGTAATAGATTTAATTATGAGATGCATGATGATATTGGTTATCATAACCTTATGAATGAATCTGTAGGTAAAGATAATGTAAAAATAATTCCATATACAAAGTTTGAAAGTATGTGGGCTGAAGCATATAAGGTTAATTTGACCGAAGATGTAATTCGCCCTATCGGAGTTTCGATTGATAAACCACTCTCTGAAAGCGAAGATTTAAACTTGATTGGTTTTGGTGGAGATTATGGGGATGAATTAAAAGGAGGGGATGTATTAGTTTCTAGGTATCATAATGATACTTTATGGCAAGACTCTGTAAAGATGATGGAACATTTTAATCTATCAGCAGATCCATGTAAGTATAGAGGATATAAAGGATTAGTAGAACTTGCTAAAAAATATGAAGCATATTTTATTTTACCAGAACAGTATTCTAAATTTGCTGCTTTTGAATTAATGAATATAGGTTTACCTGTTATTCTTCCATCAGAAGAGTTTCTTCTTCATCTTTCATCTGCTAAAAATCACTCAACAGGTAATAACTATTGGTTTGGTAGTGGATTATATAAAGATACTACAAACGTTTGTGAATGGTATAATGAATACTATGATCAGTTCGCTCTTTATATTGATGATTTTGAAGATATTCCAGAAACATTTAAAATAGTAAAGGAGCATAAAAAGAAAATTCGTGGTATAATGAAGAAGTGTGCCAAAGAACACCAGAGTAAGACCTTAGATCAGTGGAGGAAAATTTATAATGTCTAATGCCTTAGAAACATATAAAAATTATATGGATAATGCTCATTGGAATTACACAACCAAAGAGCAATTTGAACAGTATTATGGCAGAGTACCAAAGTTCAGATACGATACAATGAAGTATTGTTGGGATCAGGTTGTAAAATATAATTTTAAAACTATTGTAGAATTGGGTACTACAAGAAGTTTTGTTGATGGTAAGTTTCCTGGTTGCAATGAAGATGATACAAAATACTGGCAACCAAATGTTCCTGCTATATGGGATTGGTCTGCAGGATGTTTTACTCGTGTTATTGGCGAAATGGTTCAAGGAACTGATATAGAGTTTATAACAGTAGATTTAAATCCATTACATATTGCAAGAAGTAAAGTAGTATCAGAAGGTCTTTCTAATATAGAGTATCATATAATGTCATCTGAAGATTTCTTATCTTCTGGAGAAGGACAAATAGATTTTCTTTATATGGATACAGGAGATATGCATCCTATAGAACCAACAGCAGAGTTGCATTTAAGAGAAGCAGAGTTGATTGCAGGGTGTGATATAATAAGTAAGAATGGTGTAATACTTATTGATGATGTAAGAAATACAACACCTAAGATTGTTGATAGTGATGAATCTGATTATGGTAAAGCAAAGTATTCGATTCCTTTTCTTTTGAGAAATGGTTTTGATTTAGTTATGGATGAATATCAGGTGGTGCTTCAAAAGAAATGAAAGTAAAAATAATCTCCCCAGTAGTAAACATTCCTTCGTTTCTTGATATACAGATATCAAAGTTCAAAGAAAATCTTCTTTCTGATTTTGAACTTATATGTATTGATGATTCAAAACAAAAAGGTTTAGATCAACAATTCAGAAATGTTTGTTCTGAACATGATGATGTAGCAACATGGTTTAAAAATACAAGACCTCCTGTTTCAGGTCCTTCAATGGGTCATGCAAATGCTATTCAGTTTGCATTGGATAATATTGTATATACATCTTGTTTAAATGATATTGTATTTCTTGTAGACAGTGATATATTCTTAATGGAGAAGATAGATTTAATTGAGTTTATGAAAGATAAGGAGATTGCTTCTTTCATGCAGAGTAGAGAGAATGTTGATTACCTTTGGCCAGGTCTTACTATATTAAATATGCCTGAGATAAAGAAATATGATTCTGATATTAAATTTTTTCCTGGTTGGTTTGGTGGACAAATGTGCGATACTGGAGGAGAGTCTCATAATTTTATTTTTGAAAACAACATTCAACCTCATCCAATAAATTGTAAGTTTGAGGGAGAATATAGAGGAGAAACTTTAGTAAACATGGAAACTTTTATGGATGAAAAGTTCCTTCATTTTAGAGGTGGAACTATATGGGATAATAAAGTTGATGTCTTTAAACAAAAAATTGAAATCTTAAATAACATTCTTGCACATGGATAAAAACAAAGCATTATATAAGATAAAGGGTTTACCCCCAATATATTGTATTAACCTTGATGGAAAACCTGATAGGTGGAAATACATGGAGGATCAGTTTAAGTATTGGGAGATTACTGATTACAAGAGAGTATCAGCATATGATGGTAGAGAAGATGATTTAAGTGATATATTAAAAGGAAGATACCCTGATAACATGAGTTCTGGTGAGGTTGGATGTACAACATCACATTTGAAAGCACTCAAAGAATTTTTAGAGACTGATGCTCCTTGTGCATTGATCATGGAAGATGATTGTGATTTAGGACCGATATCTCATTGGGCATTTACATGGAGAGACTTCTTTGCAAAGATACCATATTGTTATGATGTAGTTCAGTTAGCAATTATCAACCCTGCACAGATAGCAGTTCAACTTCATAGAAGATTTGTAAATGATTTTTCTACTGCTTGTTATTTGATTACTAGACACCATGCAGAGAAATTGATTAGATTACATTGTAGAGGAGATAAGTATAAACTTGATAATGGATCTAAACCTAGAGCAGTAGCAGACGATCTAATTTACAATTCTGGTATGACTTATGCGATACCTTTACTTCTATACAGAATTGAATTAGGTTCAGATATACATGATGTACACGTAGATGTATTCCATAAAAGTAGTCATGCAGGATTATGGCAGTTCTGGAGAAATCAAGCTTCTGATCAAGATTGGGATGCTCTATTTGAGTTTAATGCCTACTATGGAACACTCCCACCAGGCTACGAAGGTAAGTAAAATTTATATCATTCATAAGGTTTTTTAAAGTATATACGGATATTACCACAAACCCAATTGTTAAGTTTCTTGACAAAATTTTATATTTGCTATATAATAATGTTACATAACTTAATAAAACTTAAATGACTGTTACAACAGAATCAGGTGGAAGACAAAATGCTTTCCCAACTGAAACTCGTCCTTACATTGATGAGAGTGCTTCTTACGAAGGATATCCACAAAATGCTGAAAAAGTAAATGGTCGTTGGGCAATGATCGGATTCGTAGCACTTCTAGGTGCTTATGCAACAACAGGACAAATTATTCCAGGTATATTCTAATGAACTACTGGAAGAACGCAGAGTTGATCAATGGTCGTCTCGCAATGCTCGGTTTAGTAATCGGCACAATCAATTATGGTCTATTCGGATGGATAGCACCAGGTTTCTTCTAAAGATGAAACTGACTACTCAATTCACAACACAAAAAACAGGAGCAAAACTCATGACACCAGAAGCAGAAAGATTTAATGGATGGGCAGCAATGCTAGGTTTCGTAGCAGCAGTCGGTGCATACGCAACAACAGGACAAATCATTCCAGGTATTTTCTAATGTCAGATAAAGAATCAAAAACAGTAGCAGAAAAACTTAATGGTAGACTAGCAATGCTAGGTATCATCGCAGGATTAGGTGCTTACCTAACAACAGGACAAATCATTCCAGGCTTTGTATAATGAACAACAAAGACATTTTTGAAAGAGCAATCGGTAGACCTGCAATGATGGCATTTGTGCTATTCAGTGGCATCTACTTAGCAACAGGTCAACTTATACCAGGTATCGTATAATGAAAAGCGTACCAGTACCATTTAAAGTTGTACCATATATCTTCATGGTGGCAGTTATTTCTGCTATTCCTACAGGTATAATGGTCTAAGGTCTAATTTTTTTTCCTTTAAAACTTTACAAAACTAAATAATTATTCGTAACTTTAATTGCAAACCAACACAATAGGTAATAAATGGGCGAACTTATCGCAGAAAATACAATCTCACCCTTCATGACAATACTTTGGTGTTTTTACCCAGTGGCATTAGTGGTGGGATTGGAGTTATTTTTAAGAGCATCAGATGATGACGATGATGATGAAGGTGGTGGAGTAATGACACCAGTATATCAAGGAGCATAAACATGATTTACACATTAACATTTGCATGTGCAGTAGCATTTACTGCAGTTAACGGACTACCGTTCGTATTTTCGTAAAACTTAATAGCTGAGGAGTACAAGCTTAAATGACCAAAAACTTTTTAAATATCCCACCTGCATGGATGGGACTCGCAGAGTTCGCATTTTTCTTAGTAGTAGGAACTGCAGCAGGATCGGCAGGATTAATCTAATGAATTATCACGATGTAATGGAAGCATACAAACAACCAATATCAGTAAGATATATCCCAAGGATATTTGGTTGGATGTTTGCATTCTTTATACTTCTTGGAGTTCATTCCACAGCATATGCAATGGATAAAGAACCCGTCATCTGGGTACAAGTTCCACAATGGACAGATGATTGGGCAGTATGTGCAGTAGATATTCCAGACGCAGCATGTCATTGGTATATTGCAGAAGCAGATAATACATTTGGAGAAGGATTTGACTGGGAAACAGCACCTTGGTTCGATGCAAATGGTTTAAATGATGTATCAGCAATGCAAGCATCAACAGTAGTACAGAGATTACAAGAGAAAAAATAATGAATCCATTTCAATTGAGAGAAGCACTTCAGATGTTTCTATTGTTCTTTTCGGGGACGGTTATAGTAACTGGGGTTGTCTTTTTTATGATGAGTGCTATGATAGATACATGACACTTCCATCTTTACAACATTTAATAAGGAAGTACTTTCGTCTTCCTCGTAAGAAATTATGGATAGCTGCTTTGAAACTTCAAAGGTGGCCAGTAAACTGGTGGGATGAGAAATTAGAAGAGAAAAGAAATAAAGAAAAACTCCGTAAAGAAAAGGTAGAAAGTCTATATCCTAAGAAGAGTAAACGAACATAAATTGTTGACTTTTGATACAGATGACGCTATATAAGAGAAGTAGTTTGAACTCTTATGGCAACAATAACATTAAAAACACCCGAAGGTGAAACTGAAACTTTTGAATGTGATGAAGACACTTTTATACTAGATGCACTAGAAGAAGCAGGTATTGATCATCCATATTCCTGTAGAGCAGGTGCATGTTCATCATGTGCTATGAAAATTGTAGAGGGATCTGTTAATCAGGAAGATCAATCTTTCCTAGAAGATGAACAAATGGAAGAAGGATTTGTGCTTACATGTGTAGCACTACCAGAATCTGATCTTACATTATTAACAGAGCAAGAGGAGAATATACTTTGAACGACGAAGATAGACACGTAAACGATCTATGGGAAGACATGGATCGTCTAAATGCCTTATATGAAGAACTCATGTGGGATACTGATGATGTTTTAGAGTTCTCTGCTGATTATGATAACGATCAGATTATAATAAGAAATAGAACAAGAGAGATTGAAATAGAAGAAGGACTGAGATAAATATTTAAAAAAGTTTAAAGATGGCTTGTAGGTCAGGGATATTAATTGATAATTTTTTGGAGCAAAGTAAGTTTGATGCTTTATCTGCAAAGGTAGCATCATCTTCTACTTACAATACTTCTGTCATAAAAGATTTGAGAGATGATCTTTTTACAGAGGCATATACATTAGTATTTGAAAGATTAAAAGAGATAGGATTATATCAAGAACATTATGCAGAATCAATAAAGTTGTTTGGTTATAATCAATTCCGTCCTGCTAATGAAGGGTACGGTAATTTTAACGGTCCTCATTTTGATCATGGTGGATATGTTTTTTACATACATCCAGATTGGGATGAAACTTGGGAAGGTAAAATTAAATTTACTCATGCTATTACAGAAGAATATCGAAACGGTATTTACGCAAAACCAAATAGGTTTATTTGGATAGAACCATCAACTTATCATGATGTAACAACTACCGCATCCAATACAACTCATGCTAGAGTAGCTAATATTTCTTTCTTAGGTGGAAATATTACTGTAAATCCTGTTGGAACAGAATACATAAATATAATGACGGAGAAGTAATTTAGAGTGGCAAAAAGTTTTAGAAGAGCATTAAAACATCTTAAATCTGATCATAAGACTACAAAGTTGGATGAGAAGAAGCAGACGCTCAATGAGATACCAACTATGCATACTGGTGGGGTTTATTCAAAAAACCCTGCAGGATTTCGCTATGATCCACCTTCCCCTGCAAAGAGATTTATTCCTGATGTAGACGGTAACTGGCCAGCAGGAGTTCCTGGTACACCTGGTGCATCAGAGTATATAAGACCACAAGGGTATTGGGTTAATGATAGTGATTGGGAAATAAAGTTTGCACCCAATATGAGTAATGATTCAATAGTAGAATCTCCCACAAATACTGATGGTTTTATTGATGCTCAATCTGGAACTGTAAAGACTGCATTACCTCCAAACAGTAGAAGTTTTATTTTAGGACCTTTAGTAGATGGATATAGTTATAATCATGGGTATGATGATTTTACAAACATAGGTTATATTCAAAAAGATACAAGACAGTTTGTTTTATTAGCAACAATATCAGGACATTGGGACGCTACCTCTCATCGCACTGGTTACACTGCAAGAGTGTGGGATGGTACATCTGGTCAGTTTACTGCATATAATTCTAATTTTACTTTAGCCATGGCACAATGGTTTAAAGATAAATTAACTGCTAATGATTTTACCAAAAATTTTCCTTACTTTTATAGTGGCGGTGTATTTCAAGGAGCTTTAAGTCCTCAACCACCAGGATCACCAGGTGGTATGAATGGAGGAAATGCTCCAGGAACTGGAGGTGGAGGAAACGATCCTAGTGATGGAGATGGAAAAGACATAGTTGGATCAGGTGGATCCCCAGATACAGGAGAAGAAACTCCACAAGGAGATCCAGAAGGAGGAGATGCTGCATCTCAAGGATTCCCATGGGGATTAGGAGATTTTATTAAAAAGAAATGGGACGAGTTTTATAATAATGCACAAGATTTTGGCGATAAACTTGATAAAGGTATAGAAGATTTTGTAGATGATGCAATGGATTGGGCTCAGGATAAAAGTCAAGATGTATTAGATTGGGCAGGTGATTTCTTTGGAAAAGATTCTGATTTATGGGAATATAAAGATGCAATTGGTGATAAGATTAATGCGTTAGATAATTGGGTTGAAGATAATATTACAGATCCAAGTGGAACTAATAGGCAACTATTTACAGATTTTGCAGAAACAGTATCGAATTGGGTCGGTGAGGCACAACAATGGGTAACGGGTCAAGACATAACAACATCGGTTAATTTAATGAATGACTTTAACCAACATGGTCTTGACATGATAAATGATCCAAACAC